ACTTTTTATTTATTAAAAGATTATAAAGACTCCACTCCTGACCCAATTCAGTATTAAAGTTAAATTTTTCTTTTATAAGTTTTAATGCTGCGCTTTTTTTCTTCTTATCTAAAACATCAGAAGTAATCTGTCTAAGTAAAAATTCAAAAAGTAATCCCGTATTTCTAATTTTTTTATGGACAATTTTTTTAGCCATTAAAGTCTCCACTATTTTGCGTATATACTATCATATATAAATATAATTTTTGTAAATTTATCTCTACTTTACTGTTATTTTTCCCCCTCTTTATTTTCCATATCACTAGCCCCATCATCCAACAGTGCGCCCTCACTTAAAAGAGCTGCATTATTAACATCTTTATCATATCTTAATTTTAATTCATCTAATACACTCTCCTTTTTAACAATCGTTGCTCCCTTTCCTGGATATAGGGGGCTTCCACCTTTAAATTCTGGCTTATCAAACCGAGCTGGCTCATATTTACCAGCATCTCTTAAATCCTTTGACGTGGCCTTTCCATAATCTACATCTGAATACTGTGGTCCCTTTTCAGATCCACCCCACTGTCCCGGCTCAGCTGCAACTTCTCCGACGGCTTCTTCGGAAGTGGCTGGATCATTTCCTTCAGTTTCAATTTGCTCCATTCTAAAGTTTTGCTTTCTGTCTTCAATAATACCATTAAAAATATTACTTTTTTCATGATCATTCAAGTCAAATATTTTATTATAAACCCATTCACGACTAAATATTTTAGTGTCCATTGAATCTCTAGCTATGGCGATCTGTCTTTCTAAAAGTTCTAATTTTTCTTGTTCATGAATCATTGAAGGTTGAGAAAGTTCTAACTCAAAATCTAATAATTCGTGATCTTCAAATCCCTGCACATATAAATGAATTATAGCGATCTTTTCTAATTCGGATGCGACAATTTTTTGAAATCTTTCAATTGTGCGTGCAAATCGAACATCCTCTGCTGCTAAAGTAGCTTTCGCCCCTATTCCCTCCTCATATCCGAGAAAAGCTTTCGGAACTTTTAATGCTGCCATTAATTTATTACGTAAATATTCAATATCATCGATAGCACTATCATTTGTCAATCCGGGTAAAGTTTCAATCTCAGTTCCACTATCACTTCCCCGAACAGGTAAGTAATAATCTTCAGTAACTGATTCGACATTATAACGTAAATTATATTCGCCAGTATTTTGATCAATAACAGGAATCTTTTTCATTTTATTAATAATTTTTTGCATAAAATTATCAACTTCATTTGGTGGAATATTTCCAATATCAATCTTAAATATTCTTTTTTCTGGTGCTCTCATAATTCTATGAATAAGCATCGCATCTTCCATCAATGTCAACTGTTTCCAAACTCGCCTCGCACCTTCAAGTGTTGATTTTCCATAAGGTAAATAATTTGAATCTGTTAAAAGTCTAAAATGACCTATTTCATAATTTTCATATAATTTCTTATTCGTACCATAAGCATTGGTGTCACCAATAAGCTCATACTGAACTAGCTTAGGATTGCGGGGATCATGATCTTCTAATCTTGATACTTCATATGGAGACATCGGTCTAACATTTACTATTCCATACTTATCCATTATATCTAAAAATAAGAAAAAATCACCATATTTAGTTAAGTTTCTTATCCACGACCATAAATTAAACTCAATATTTAAAATATTATAAAAAAGATTATGGAGTATTTTATAAAGCTTTGCATTATTAGTTTTTATTTTTAATACTTGCCCATCTGGGCCCTTTAATGTAGATTCATCAGAATATATATCTAATGCTGATGAAATAATGGGATCTGTATCCATTAATTCATAATCTCTAAACAGTTCTCTGCGGGCATATTCATAAGCATTCCTAGAATTTTGAGCGCTAGCGTGTGCTGTAGTTCCCATCAATTTTGTATATCTATCAATAAAATTAGACGTTAATCCCACTTGAGAAAAATCAACATCTTTTACCACTAAACGATTATCCGAAGTTTTTCTAACAACAATACTATTTCTAAAAAGCCTTCTTAATCTATTAAATATATTATCTTGTTCTGCCATAAGTACCTCTCACCGTATTATAAAAGCCATTTTAAACTTTCTTTTTCCCCATTAATATCTATTTCCCAATTATCATCTTTTGAAGATGGTTTTCCTTTAGAAAACCCCCCATCATATCCTTTATTGCTACTTAATAATGATCCTAACATAGCGCGCTGATAATCATCTTTTTCTTTTTTTAATCTTAATGCGGTATCTCTTACCCACAATGTAATAGAATAAGACATTACTAAATCATCATTATAACTATTCATAGCTACCGCTTTATTATTTTTATATATAAACGTAAATAATTCATCTATCAACCTAACTGATTTAATATGTATTAATTTTTCTCTAGTATATTCTTCCATTTTTGCAATAATTAATGGTCTAGTTTTAATCGTTGTAGAAAACCCAGGAATCATATTTTTATCATGTACCTTATATTTATTACCTTGTATTTGATGCTGTACATCTATATATTGCAAATCTTTAGACTGATAAAATAAATTCTTATATTCTCTATCTATAACGGTTTGTATTGTAGCCCACCCCACATTATTATTTTCAATAACAAGTAATGCATCATTATATTTTGTAGATAATTCTATTAAAAAATTACCAAAATCTGTTGTTGATAGTTGTCCTTTATATTCAGCAACTTGAGTTAGAGTTTCCACATCAAAAACCTGCATTGCAGAATAATCTGTGCCGTCTCCTCTCGCGACATCGGCTACTACTAAATATTCTTTAGAATAATCCGGATATTCCCAAATCCATAAATTTTGATCTACACCTCCCTTTTCTACAGGATCTATTACCATATTTTCTTTATACCATTGCAATATCTGCGGATCTATTATTGAAGTTCCTGATGTCAGAAAGTTCGCATCACACTCTTGCTGGGCCATAGTTGGTCCAAGAATTTTATCTTGATCCTCTCTCCACTCTTGATCTCTTTCAGGATGAAGACTCCACGGTAACTCAATAAAATTATAATCATTCTCACCATCAACTGCATCAATCCAAGTTTTATGAAACCAATTTCCTATACCATTAGGAGTACTTACAGCTATGCAGTCGCCCCCCGTTGCTAGTGTTTGCTGGGCCGCTGTCCAAATTTCATCAATGCGATCTATAAAAGCAGCTTCGTCGAGAATTAAAAGTGAAAGAGCTTCCGAACGTCCCGCCGAATCATTACTAGCGATAGCTTTTATTTGAGACCCATTAACAAATCTTAACGATAATTTATTATCCTCTTCTAATTTTGACTTTAACCATGATGGAAGATTTTTATACATAACTCTCACCTTTGTCACAAGATTTTTTGCAGTATCTTTTCCGGTAGCAATAACAAGTATATTTTTATCATTATGAAAAAGTATTAACCATAAAGAATATCCGGCTATTAATGTAGATATTCCTAATTGTCTTGATTTTAAAACTATATTATAATTATTATTTATAAATTCATCTAAAACTTTTTCTTGATAATCATATAAATCAAATTTCATTTTTCCGCGTTGGGGGTGTTGTATAACACAATATTTTCTCATAAAATACTGGGGTGTACTTACACATTTTAAATATTCTCGCCGTATTATTTGCTTTATATCATCACTCATCTAAGTGTTTCCTGCACAATTTTACTCGATACTAAAATAGTTAAAACCCCATACCCAAACCAAATATATTTAGAATCATACCACCCAGGTTCCATAAAATCAATCTGTTCTTCTAAAAGGTCAATTCTTTCTTGAAGAACATCTAATTTTTTATCTTTATAATTAACATATAATGAATCTAACTCTATTTGTCGCTCATATACCCGAATTAATGTTTCTAAAGTTTCAATTTTTTCAGTTTTTAAACTATCTGAAACTTCTAACTGTTTAATAGTATTCGATATATTAAGAATCTCGTCATCAGTCCATGTAGTTTGACTTATTAAAAAACTAATCATAAATAAAATACAAAAAATTATTTTACTTTTAAACATTTCTAGATCCTATCTTTTTAAGAAGGGATGTTGCCGCTTCGACATCATCTTTTTCATATACCGTTTCAGCTTTATTCACTTCCTTATTTATTTTATTCAATTTGGTTT